GGCTTTCGTTATTCCCAATGAGAACACGACCCCCATTTGGTTAAAAAACCACGAAAAAATACTTGACAAATAATAAGCTGTGTGTTATTATAATTATAGGAACAATGAAACCACATAAAAATAAGGAGGAAATTAAAATGACAGAAGCAAGATTGTATAATTTAGCTTATGAACAATTACTTGAAAATTTTGTTGAGGTGTGTGACTGTGTTCTGTCACATCCTAATGATGAAGTAAAGCAATATGAAAAGGAGATTTTATGGACTGAGTTAGTTCAGCTTAAGTCAGAAATGAGAGATAAAAATATTAATTAAGGAGGAATAAAAAATGAAAAAAATAAAGGTAGTAAGTATTGATACGATAGTGAATATGAAAGGTGGCAAGCCTTATTATGAAAACAAGTATAGAGAAGTGGGGGATAAATGTTATCACATTGGATATAGTTCTTATAGTTTGGAAACTGCTCTTGAATATAAAGATGAATTTTTTGAGTTAGTAGAAATAGAAAGTGACTTAGTTCCATTTAATGTAAAATACAAAGTAGTATTCGAAATATTTAAACAAGATATAGAGCTAGGGCTATACGATAAATCTTTAGTAGCAGTGGCTATGCAAATTGGCAGACTATCTGCCTTTTTAGAGCTATCAGATTTTACAGAGGACGAGAAAGATAATGAAGAAAATAAATTGCGTGAATTATGCAATTGTTGGGAAAAAAGATATTATTCAAAGGAGGAAAAATAAATGATTCAATACAGACTACATAATATTACCGATTTTGGCGTAGAAATCCACGACTTTTACACTGAAAACTCATTAAACAACTACATAGCCTTATTTGTAGACCCTCCGTATTGGGTTGAAAATTTAGAAGCACATGAAAATGTGTATATAGGTTTTGACGGTCATACAAAAGTAGTTACCACCGATAAACTAGATGACTTAAATGTTTCACGTGAAACATCACACGAAACTGAAATAGACTGGATAAAAAGGCACACACCTATAGAAGAAGAAAAAGAACCATACACTAAACTAGAAAAGATATCTTCTTTCTTAGGTATTTTATTCGTCATTATCATGACAACTTTTTTATTATATCTTTTCTTATCTTCTGTATCATTTATAGCAGAACATTTTTCAGAGTTTACTTGGAAAATTTTTAACATTTTATAAAGGAGGAAAACAGATGGCAAAATTAACAAATCAATTACTACGATACAAAGTAATGTTTACAAAAGGTGGAACGGGCGGTTACACTGCTCGCGTCATGATACCAAAAGAAGCGATACGCGATTTAGACATTCACCCAGGAGATAGTATTGAGTATACACGTGTACCACATGGATTACTATTAAGAAAAGTGCAAAAGGAGGGAGATTAAAAGATGGCAAATAAGCGTAGAAAAAAGAAACAAACAAAAGCCGAGATTATTCAAAAAGAATATTCTCATGAATACACTAAATATCTAGCACGTGTTAGAAATCAGCAAAAACAAGGTGTACAAGTAAAGATAATTAAACGAGTAAAAAATCCAATGCAAGCTTCGATTGATAGAATTAAAAAACAGACCGCAAAAGAAATACGAAAAAATGCGACGGTTGTTGATATGATTACAGGTGAGAAAATAACTCCTAAAGAATATGGTCGTAAACATGCACTTGAAAGAAATAGAGTTTTCATTAAATTAACGCCACAAGAACAGGAATATGCTCGGCTTCACGGTTATGATTTAAAAGAGTTAAAAGCGATACTAAAAAAGGGAATTAGAGTCAATATAGCAACACCTGTGTTAGACTATGAACTCATTATTGATTCTTGGTATGATTCATTAGACAGTTTCCATCCAAAAGTAGCAACATTGTTAAGAGAAAAAACCGATGCACTGTTGTCAAATGCTACAGAAAGAGATAGAGCGCTATTTGCGTATACCTATTCAAAAGCATCAGAAGCATTTCCAACAGAGTACTACATGGACAAAGCAACGGTTGACGCGGTGTTTTGGAATATATTGAAAAAGATGGGCGTCCTTAGTGTAACAAAAGACTTTCAAGATTTTATTCAAATGCTAGATATTGCTATAGAAGAAGAGTAAAAAATGAGGTGATATAATGTCACGAAAAAAGAAAGTAACCTTTTGGGCATGCGATTTTGAGACGACCGTGTGGGGCGAAAAAGTAGAACAGGAAAAACGCAAAAAACAAGACAGTACAGAAGTATGGAGCGGAGCTGATGTAGCGTTATATGACGATACTGAAACTGTAACGATAACGCACTCTATAAGAGATTTCTTAAATAGATTTTTAACAATGAACGGCAATAATATTTTATATTTTCACAACCTTGCATTTGATGGTTCTTTCATAGTTGATTTTCTATTGAAAGAGGGTTGGGAGTGGGTGCACTGTAAAGATAAAGAAATGCGTTCAAAGCAATTTCAGACCTGTATTTCAGATATGGGAACGTGGTATTGGGTTAAATTAAAATGGAATAAGACCTTTTTAGAGATTAGGAACTCGTTGAAGCTTATGCCCTCTTCGTTGAAAAATATAGGTAAATCGTTTGGCACAAAGCACCAAAAATTAGATATGGAATACGAGGGCGAAAGATACGCTTATTGTAATATATCAGAAGACGAGAAGAAATATATTGAAAATGATGTATTAGTGCTAAAAGAAGCATTAGAAATGATGTTCAATGAAAAACATGATAAACTAACGATAGGGTCATGTTGCTTAGCAGAGTTTAAAAGTTTTTATGAAAAGAAACAATATGATAAGTTGTTTCCCGATATTAGAGAGGATTACTTAGACGAAACAATAACAGGCGTATGGAATCAGTGGGATTATGTTCACAAGTCGTATCATGGCGGCTGGTGCTATGTCAACCCCCAATATGCTCATACTGTAGTAGGTGACGGTCATGTATATGATGTAAACTCTCTCTATCCATCTATGATGCATAGTATCAGCGGAAATAAATACCCATTTGGGCACGGGGAATATCATAGGGGAGCGCCACCCTATGAACTTATAAGTTCTACTAATAAATATTTTTTTATCCGCTTCAATTGCCGTTTTCAGTTGAAAAAAGGCGCGTTCCCATGGTTACATATTAGGCAGAGTGCATTATATAAAGCCAATGAAAATCTATATAGCTCGAATGTTAGATATAAAAGTGAATATTATCGGTATTATCGTGATATCGATGGACAGATGCATGATACAAATATTACCCTCACTATGACCTGTACTGACTGGGAGTTGTTCCAAGAAACATATGATATCTATGATTTAGTTATTTATGATTATATATGGTTTTATGCAAGAGAGGGGTTTTTTGATGAATATATTAATAAATATGGAGAAGAGAAAAGAACTTCAAAAGGTTTTAAAAGGCAGAAAGCGAAACTCTTTTTAAATAATCTCTATGGAAAATTTGCCATGTCGGATAATTCCTCGTATAAAGAGCCTTATCTTGACGAAGATGGAATTATTAGATTTATCTTGCACGAGGAACATGAGAAGAAAGTCGGCTATATTCCTATAGGTAGTGCTATTACTTCATATGCCATGAATTTTACAATCCGTCATGCTATGGCAAATTATGACCGCTTTTGCTATGCAGATACAGACTCTATACACTTGATAGGACTTGACAAAGCGAACAAGGTAGTTGAGCATCCAACTAATTTTTGTTGCTGGAAATGTGAAAGTACGTTCGATTTTGCATATTATGAGCGTCAAAAGACTTATGCAGAACATATAGTTGAAGAGAATCACGAGCCTTGTGAGCCTTATCTTGATATAAAAGCGTGTGGCATGAGTAGTCAAGCGAAACGAAAATTTATCGAAGAGGGTAAAGACATCTCAGAGTTATCTAAAGGTCTGAATATGGAATCTTGTAACTTAAAAGCAGAGCGCGTAAAAGGTGGGATTATATTAAGGAGTAAAGACTTTAAAATTCATGAACAAAAAGATAAAAAAATTATGATATAATCCTTGACTATATTTAGTTGTTATGTTATTATAATGTAATAAATAAAACATATTACATTACATTCACACTCACAAAAACAGAAAAAAGGAGGAAAACAAGATGTTTACAAGAACATTAGTATCAGCGGAGGTTTCTGTACAAAGAATCTACAAAGACAAGGAGACGGGCGAAATCATTAAAGATTACTTTGAGGAAACATTGCCAAACTGTAAGACAAGAGATAAAGCGGAAATCTTGCTTGAACGACAGTACAAAGGCGATATTCTTTCCATTTTGGATATTAAATTCAAATTAGAGAAACGCGCTATGACAGACGAACAGTTCTTACTTAATTCAGATGTCAAGAGCGAAAAAATTGTTACCGAAGCCGAGTTGCAGGAAATGAAAAAGGAAGATTAAAGGAAAAAACAGGAGGTAAATAACTATGGTAGAAATTAAAGAAATGAGTAGAGAGTTCACAAAGGTCGAAAAGTACCTTATGACAACAGCACCTGACATTGAGCCGTTAAAAAACATTGCTGATGGTGAATGTATCCCAATTGACGGTTTTCTTATTTTTGACGATATTAAGGATAGTGGAGAAGTACAGGAGATTGTGAGCATTATCACACCAGACAAAAAAGTATACTCTGGACAGTCCGCAACCTTTAGGCAGTCTTTGAAAGATATTGAAAGTGTTATGGACGATGAAAAATTTTCTATCATTAAAATTAGCGGAAAGACAAAAGCAGGTCGCGATTATATTAATTGCACCTTAGACGTATCAAATTTATAATATGATGCCGTGGGAATACCATTTTAATTCTCTTCTTATAAAGAGGTGGCTATATGCCACCTTTTTTATAAAATAAATGTTTCACGTGAAACATGAATGGAGGTGCTAAAATGATGAATGATGATTATTATCATTGCGAGAGATTGCTAACCATGAAAGATAAATACGGGAACACACCTGACATTTTTATTGTAGATGGCAACAGAACAGCAGGAAAAAGCTATTCTATCAAATGTCGACAAGTTTCTGATTTTTTAAAAGATAAATACAGACCGGAAAACCAGTTCATCTATTTATACAGAAATGTTGTTGACATGAAAAATTGTGCGGACACCTATTTTGGGGATATCGCGGAAAAATTTGACGGTTATGTCATGACAGAAAAAAGCTTGATGCGTGGTGCGTTGGTGCAGTTATTTATTAATGAAGAGACATGCGGTTATTGTTTAGCTTTGTCGGTTGCTAGAAAATATAAAAAAATGCGTGGGTTGTTCGTCAACATTCGTTCTGTATTTTTTGACGAATACCAAGATGAAGATAATATATATTTACCTAATGAAGTAAATAAACTGCTATCGTTGCTTACAACTATCAGTTCGGGTCACGGTAAACAGCACAGGAGAGTAATTCTATATATGGCATCCAATACGGTATCATTGCTAAATCCTTATTATAGCGTATTTGGAATCAATAAAATGTTAAAGAGAGATACCAAATTTTTACGGGGTGATGGTTGGGTATTTGAGCGAACATATAATGAAAGCGCATCAACAGCGTATAAGGAAAGTGCTATTGCGCGAGCTTTTCGAGGTGCTGACTATAACGAATACGCGAGCGAAAATAAATATCTAAATGACAATGAATGTCTGATTGGGAAACCATCAGGGCAGTCACGTTATATTTGTACAATTAAGTACAATGATAATCTGTATAATGTCAGAAAATATGATGTATGTCTATATGTATCAACAGGGGCAGATGATAGTTTTCCGACACGGATTTGTTTCACAAAAACTGATGTGATAGATAACACAGCTATTCGTGTCAACTCGACCCATTATATCGTTACGATGTTACGGGAATATTTTAACAGAGGCTTACTATTATTTGAAAATTTGGAGTGTAAGAACATGATATTTGATGTCATATCTTTTTAATGTTTCACGTGAAACATTGACATTTTAAATAATCTGTGTTATTATAATATTGTACCCAAAATAATGCGAACATTGTAATTGATATACACGCACATAGACAAGCAGTCTGATATCAATTTTTTGGCTTTGCGTTCCCTTTGATTCGATTATTTTGTAAAGTACAATATGTTTCACGTGGACAATGTTTCACGTGAAACATTTTTATTTACAAACAAATCTATTTGTGTTATGATAGAAAAAAGGAGGTGATATCATGTCAAATGAAGTTATCACATTAATTAATAGTTTAGGGCTTCCGACCGTGGTTGCATGTGCGTCCATGTGGTATGTAAAGTACAGAGAGGACAAAAATGACCAAAAAATTGAAAGAATGACGGAAGAACACAAGGAAGAAATGACAGATATTACGAACGCGCTGAACAATAACACATTAGCGTTACAACGTATCTGTGACATTTTTGATAGTAAGGAGGATATCAAACATGAGTAAAAAAGCAGTTGACATTTCCTATCATAATGGGATTATTGATTTTGAACGATTAAAAAACGCTGTCGATTATGTGATTATTCGATGCGGATATGGACAGGATATGACATCACAAGACGATAAACAGTGGGCAAGAAATGTCAGTGAGTGCGAACGGTTGGGCATTCCATACGGAGTGTATTTTTATTCCTATGCAAAAACAACCGCTCGAATTGAGGGTGAAATTAATCACTGTCTTAGATTGTTACAAGGGCACACACCTAATCTACCTGTATTTTTCGACAGCGAGGAAAAAGGAACACAGTCTGTAGCAAAGCATAACGCAAAGCGTTTTTGTGATGCTATGATTACACACGGGTATAAAGCTGGAATCTATGCTAGTAAATCATGGTACGAGAATTATATTGGTGAGACTTGGGGGTATGATTTATGGATTGCGCGGTATTCGAATGTGTTAGGTGTAGACAATGTAGACATTTGGCAGTATTCCAGTAATGGTCGAGTTAATGGCATTAATGGGAGATGTGATGTGAACCACGTTTATAAAGACTATGGAGCTTCAAATCCTGTACCCGATGTTCCACAGAGTCCACCAACGCACGCAACCCCAAGAAATGAATTGATTGCCATGGGACAACAGCACGCCATTAATTTTACAGGGGTTCAAATTGCAGTTGACGGAATTGTAGGAAGAAATACAAAAAGAATGGCAGTACGCGTGGTGCAACACGCTATGAACATGGATTACGGGCGCACAATAGCAGAGGACGGTCTTGTTGGTAAAAAGACAAGGGCGAAAGCTGGACGGCATTATGTAAGGCGAGGGGAAACACAGTACTTAGTCACAGCGCTTGAAATCTTATGTTTATTACAGGGAAAAAATCCGAACGGTGTGGAACACCCGGGAACATTTGGAGGAGGACTGGCGCGCGCTTGTGGAATTGAAATCGTTTATGCGAAAGATATGTTATATATGATTTAGTTATTATTCACGTGGAACAAAAAATGTTTCACGTGAAACATTTTAAGGAGGTTAGTAAAAAATGCCAAATATCAATGTAGCATATCAGTGGGCGGTCAATGCGTGTAATGCACCCAATATTGGCTATTCACAGCAATATAGAAGAGGACAGACTGTGAACGGTATTACTTATTATGATTGTAGTTCTTTTATTTCGAAAGCATTAACGGAAGCGGGATTTTTCTCGGTGAACCCATGGTTCACCACAAGGACAGAAGAGGGATACTTATTACAAGCTGGATTCAAAGAAATTAACATTAATGAAGCGTGGCAAGCTGGGGACATCGTGTGGCGTAGTGGACATACTGAGATGGTTTATCAAGGAGCTGGTGTGGGAAATGGAGGGGTTACCATGGGCGCGCATAGTGGACGTTATCCATTACCCGAACAAGTAAGCATCAACTCTCATGTGTCAAAACCGTCCGCATGGACAAAGATATACCGCTATGGTGATAGTGCTGGAATGACCCTCGAATGGATTCATGGAAACCGATATCTGACAGATGACGAAATGAAAAATAACGCATATGTATTTTATAGTACAATGTTTTTCAAAGATTTTACGCTCAATGCAATTGCTGGAATGTTAGGAAATATGGAGATAGAATCTAACATTAATCCCGAACTATGGCAGTCTCTAAAAGAGGGGAATTATAATGGGGGTTACGGTTTAGTTCAATGGACACCAGCCACAGTCTACACAGAATGGGCGAACGCTCACGGGTACGATATCACAGACGGCTACTATCAGTGTGTTTGGCTCGATGAAGAAACCGTAAGCAGTGGACAATGGATAGAGACTACGAAATATCCGATATCATGGGAAGAGTTCCGAAAGTCTACAAAAGAGCCAGATTATCTAGCGTCTGCATTTTTAAAGAATTTTGAGCGTGCAGGAGTGGAAAAAGAAGAGGAGCGTAAAAAGAACGCACTAAAATGGTATGCATATTTGCAGAAGTTATCACCGTACCCAATCCACCCACATACACGAAAAACAAAAATGCCACTTTACTTTTTCTTGCCGTGGTGATATAATAAATTCTGTAAAAGGGTGACACTAAATAAAGGAGGTAAATATTGTATGAATTTTAAAGAAGCTTTAAACGAATTAATTGATGCCGTTGCAGACGTAGAGGAACATGGAGACGCTATTGAAGTTTTACAAAACTACGAGAGCGAAAGAAGTGGAGAAACTGACAGCGAATGGAAAGATAAGTATACCAAACTCGAAGCCGAGTACAAAAAACGCTTTAAAGAGCGTATGAAAGAGTCAGCCACTAACGCAGACAGCGAAGAAAAGAAAGATGAAAAAGAAGAAAAAATTACCGTCGAAGATTTAGACTTTGACGGTAAGACAGAATAAGGAGGTATGAAAAATGGCAGAAGCAACAAACGCGAATATATTAAAAGCGGTTACACAGGAACTTTCTTTTGAGGTTCAGAATCATTTACCAACAGAGGTATCAGACAATTTACAGGCAGTGTATGATAACATTTTAAATTATGCGCCTGTAAGAAATGAAATCGTGCCGTCATTAATCAATCGTATCGGTATGCAGACGGTGGACAGTATCGCGTGGAGAAATCCGTTAGCACGATTTAAGAAAGAGCCAATGCGTTATGGCGAGACACACGAGGAAACTTATATAAATATGTGCAAGGGACGTGTATATGATTCACAAGCAGATTTTAAATTTGCTTTTCAGCAGTATCAGTCCTATATCATGAGCGTGTTCCACAATGTCAATCTTGAAATTCAGTACCCAGTCACGGTTACATATGACAATCTGAGAAAAGCTTTTACCAGTGAGTATGGCATTCGTGACATGATTATGGCAAAAATGGAGAGCGCTATCACAGGGGCGAACTGGGACGAATACCTTGCTATGCGTGATTTGATTAATGTCGGGTATGAAAAAGAGGTGCTTCCGGCAGTGACTGTTGACGCGATTGTAGATGAAGCATCAGCGAAAAAGTTATTGATTGAGGTCAAAAGAGCTGTTAAAGAATTTGGCTTCCCATTACCAGAAAATAACCCAGCAGGCGCAACTTCTCATGCTATGCCAGCAAGTCTGGTTTGGATTACTACGCCAGAAGTAAATGCTCAGATTAGTGTTGACGCTTTAGCTTACGCATTTCACATGGACAAAGCAGACGTGGAGGTTCAGACGGTCATTGTAGACAAATTTGCGAATAGCGCTATTCAAGGCGTACTATGTGACGTTCGTTTCTTCAACGTGCGCGACCAGTTCAAAGAAATGAGCGACCAAAGACTTGCGAATGTATTATCTTGGAATTATTTCTATACACAGGTGGAAATGATTAGTGCTAGTCCGTTCTATCCAATCCGTGTATTTACGACCGACACAGTTGTTGAAGCACCGACACTGAGCGTCACAGCAGGGACTTACACAGCTGGACAGACACAGGAAGTAGAGGTTACTGTGACAGGTGGTACAGGCACATATCATCAGAATTTAGTCACTCTTGAAGTAGAAAGCGGTGCTACTTCCGCGAAAACATACGTCATTCCGGGAACGCATCTGTTACACACAGGAGCGGACGAGACAGGAACTATCGTATTAAAAGCAATTTACAGACCAAACGAGACTATCACAAAGACAGCAAGTTTCACAAAATCGTTGTAATTAACGGAGGTAGTTATCTATGATAAATTTACCTGTTCAAGGAGGGGTTGCACCACGCGACCCCGAAACAAAATTGAGATTGTATAGTGGAGTACCATGGTCTGACGAGTATGAACACGTTAGATTATACCAGTCAAAAGAAGATTTGCTAAATCATTTAGAGTTATATCGTAAACATATCAATTGTGTTGACTTGTCACATCTTGCGCCTATAAAGCTAGGGGATTATGATATTCGCGTACCATTCACAGAAATGAAAGCACTTAATCTCAATTATTTAGCTTTTCAGAATAGTGGTATTTCTAATGAGTGGGTGTTTTGCTTTATTAATTCGATTGAGTGGCTCTCTGAAAAAACAACTAGAATTAACTTTTCCTTAGACGTTTTTCAAAATAACTTTTACGATGCAAATATCAAACCTTGCTTTGTAGAGTATCATCATATCCCTAGAAGTGCCGACGCAATAGGAGAAAATCTAACACCTGTCAACCTAGAAACAGGCGAAACGATTGTATCACGTCACAAAAAATTAGACTTAACACCAACGGAGTGTTGCGCTTTTGTAACACGAGGAACAACAGAGCAAAGTTGGTTTGAGGGTCGCGTTGAAAATGGCGTTTATTGTTGGGGTAGTATCGGACATTATGATGTAACTACAGAAGATGGTCTAAAAGGGATTAACACTTTGTTGGAAGATTATAACAATCAAGGTGCACAAGACGCTGTTATAGGATTATTCATGTCCCCAAAATTATGTACACTTGCTTTAGGTGGAAAAGAAATAAAGCCTAAAATAACAAGTATGCAGATATCTGACAATGTATTTGAGGGATATAAGCCAAAAAATAAAAAGTTATATTCTTATCCATGGTTATACTGTTTGGCTGACAACAATCAAGGCAATACACATATATATAGATATGAGTACAGTTACAACCGTGATAAGTCTCTTGAGTTTGACAGCTACGGTACAATTGCAACGCTACCGCAAGTCTTGACAGCACCGAAAAATTATAAGACTCGCGAAGAGTTAGGGCATGGACTAATGAGCGAAGCACTTATTAATGCCTCTTTTCCGATGTGTTCTTTTTCTTCCGATACTTATAGGGCGTGGCTTGCTCAAAATAAAAGTTCTATCGCTCTATCTCAAGTTCATACCGCTGTCGATGCCACTCTAGGAACAGGTACGGCAATAGCTGGATTGGCTGGTGGAAGTTTACAGGGAGGTCTTAACGGTCTAGGCAAAACGACGAACGCTTTTTGGGACGCTCTTGGAATGTTAGCTAATCAGACAGACAGGGCAAGAAATTCAGGAGTAACACATGGAAAAGCGTTATCAGAAAATGTATTGACAGGAATAAAAGAGTGTGGCGTTGATTTCTATGAAATGTCATGTAAAAGACAATTTGCAGAAATGGCTGATAGCTTTTTCGAGCAATTTGGATATCCGATAAACAAAATCACAACACCGTATTTGCGTTCTCGAAATTACTGGAACTATGTAAAAACTTCACATTGTGGCTTCACAGGTACAATTGATTTAGACCAGTTAAAAAAATTGAGAAATATATTTGACAACGGTGTAACTTTGTGGCATACTGACGACATAGGGAATTATGGTTTATCAAACGACTAAAGGAGGTGTATAAATGCGAAACCCATTAAGAGTTTTTGAGAGAAATATCAATAAAAATAAAAAAGATGATTTTGAAATCATTAAATCTATCTTTTTTTATGATATATTTGATATATTTGTAAACAGGTATCAATGGCATAATCTACCCAAAGAAATTTTACCGATGTATATAGAACAAACTCTATTTTGGCACGGTTTGGGTGTATTCATCAAAGATGATATCGCTGGGTACGCTTTTATGAAAGTCGTATTATCAGGTTTGCCCGATATTTACAATATACCTAAAGATAGAATTGCTTATACAGCAAATGGATATATTGAAGAGTACGGCAAAGAAAACAGCTGTATTTTATGGAATAACTACTCGACTATGCCGTATTACTATAAAGCGTTAATGTATGCAGATGCTATGGCGAACACTTGGAAAACAAAAGACATTAATATGTATGCACAGCGTACACCTGTTGCACTTTCTTCATCAGACAACGAAAAACTGAGCTTTGAAGTTGTAGGCGAAGAGTACGATAACTATTTACCTATTATAAAGCTGTCCGATTCATTAAACTTAAAAGATATTAAAGCTTTGAACATGGGCGCACCTTACATCGTTGATAAATGTGAACAAGAATTAAGAGATTTATGGTCACAGGTATTAACATCTTTAGGATATGAAAGCAACCCTGTAGAAAAAGGTGAACGTCTCGTGACAGGTGAAACGGCTGGAAATAACGGACAGGTTGAAGCAAATCGAAATGTTGGTCTGACATTACGGAGAAGATGTGCAAATGCTATAAATAAATTATGGGGTCTTAATGTAACGGTAGACTTCAATAGTGAACTGCCTACTATGCTAAATGGTTATGTACCCGACAAGTATATGCAAAAAGGGAAAGAGGGTGACGAGATTGAGTAAATACACAACAACAGTTAAAAAAATTTGTGAAAGCTTTATCCCATCCCAAGAATTATGGAGCATGGACTTATCCGTGCAAAGAACTATAGATAAAACACAAGACAAATTTTTTGACTTTGATTTTCCGTTTTATTCTGAGGACAGAAAAGATTTATATACTTTTAAGACATACTTTTTACTTAGGTATTGGAATAATTATATTGGCTTTGAAACTCTAGGAATGTGGAAAACTGCTTTCATGGCAAAAATGCATGAATTAATGCCATATTATACTAAATTGTATGATGCAATTCAAAATGATAACCCTTTTACAAATGTAAATATAACAACCACAGAAGCAGAAAAAGGAAACGAAAAAACAACGACTAAAGCAACAGATTCAGGAGACAGCGAGGTAAAAAACAATCAAAACTATGAAAATATTGACAGCGACAACCCACAAGTTACCGTAGCAACACAAGACTATGCTAGCGCTATGAGCAGAGGCGAAACTGTCAATAACACGACTACAAATGCAAAAAATGAACACACAGGAAACGATAACAAAGACAGTAAAAGAGACAGAGACACGAAAGAGATAGGATTAAGAGGAAAATCAACGAGTGAAGCAATCGAAGAATACCGAGAGCAAATACAGAATATCAATCAAGAACTTGTAGAAGCTTGCCGAGATTTGTTTCTAAAAGTTTGGTGATAAGGAGGTGAAATGCATGACAGAAGAATTAAAGCCTGTAGTTCCTTTACTTTGTTGCGATATCCCTAGTGTATATAGTAATAAACAGAGTTATTATGAATGCTTGTGCTATATAGGATATAAAGTCAATGAATGTATTGACGCAATCAACGGGTTCACAGATGCATATAAACAGTACACCGACGAAAAAGTTTCAGAGTTGAAAACGTATATTGACGGACTTAACCGTGATATCTACAACCATATCACGGAAGTTGAAACAAATATCCGTCATGATATGGACACTAGGGATAATGAGCTTGACGAAAAAATCAATAAAGTACAGACAAATTTACTTGATAAAATCAGTACGTTAAACATTCTGATTTATGACCTAAACGCTGAGACAAGAGCGCATATTGACACAGAGGTTAAAAAACTCTATGATTATATCAATGACTATGTGCCAAACAACATGGAGTTGTTAAACCCTGTAAGAGGATATCGAACGAGTCTGAACCAAGCACTAGCAGATATGTACGACAATCTACGCTATTATGCTTTGACTTGTAACGAGTTTGATTCATTAAATTTAAGTTGTACAGAATTTGATGGGTTATCAATTAACTGTACAGAATTTGATTTGTACGGTGCAAAAAGATTCAGAGTAGATAGCAACTTATATATGCATGACCCATTTACAGGAGAGTATGTTTTTTATCAAGATGTAATTTACAAACTTGCAGAGTTGCATTTCGATAACCCAATTACAGCTAGCGAGTTTGACGCTTTATTATTGACGGTAACAGCATTCCAGTCTAAAGCCTTAAGCGCTTACACATTTGACAGTAACGCAAAAACGGCGTTAAAATTATAAATTAAAGGAGGATTTAAAAACTATGAGTTCAACAAACAAAACAACCTATTACGAATTAAGCCAGTATATCGGTACTGACAAGCCGACATATTTAGGTGATTACAATTCTGACATGAGTAAAATTGATGCAGGAATTCACGGGGCAGACGATAAAGCCACCACAGCTTCACAAAATGCAGGAAGCGCCATCGCTAGAGTTGGCGAAGTTGAAAAAACTCTGCAATCACATACAAGCGCTATTACAACGTTGCAGACAGATGTTACTGGTTTAAAAGAGAGTGTAAAAACAGCACAGAACACAGCCACCACAGCAGATGGAAAAGCGGACAGTGCACAGCAGACAGCCAACAGTGCACTTTTAACCGCTAATAATGCCAGCGCTAAAGCCGATAATGTGAATAAAGATGTAACACTGTGGACAGGTAGTGTTAAAAACTCAAGTGTTGCACTTAGTGACAGCTTGACGAATTACAGATTTTTATATATTGAAACAAACGCAGGAATTAGCCCTTTGTTTGCTTATAGAAATGACAAGAAAAAATATGTAGGTTGTCAACAGGTTTTAAAAGATGGGGCGACAAACACTGTGTCAACAATATCAGTCAAACTAGATATAGTTGATGATACGCACATCACGGTTAGCACTAATGTTATTGACCACGCATTTAGTAGTACGCACCCAGCACTTGATGCTGTGTACACATTAGGCATTTATGGCATCCCGAGATAAACTGAGTATGAAAACTAAAATAACCTCACCAATTTGGTGAGGTTATTTTTTATTACTCCTTATTTTATGTGGTTTCCTTGTTTCTATAATTATAATACCACACGACCGATTATTTGTCAAGTATTTTTTCGTGGTTTTTTAACCAAATGGGGGTCGTGTTCTCATTGGGAATAACGAAAGCC